TGCAATACCTAACCTGCCTGAATGAAATTCTGTCTTAGGTATAATAATACGATATTTAATTGTACCTCTCCAATATCCAAAGGGTATAGCCAAATAATCACACGGTGGCAAAGTAAAACCTTTATACAAAGAAACCACACTGGATTGGGGACTAACATTGAACGATGTCAGGAAAGTCCCACTAGAAGCAGTATCAGGCCACGCTACAGTTTGAACCCATGCCGGTTGTTTCTTAATGAAGTCAAACGACATCTCGTCAACTTGTGTACGTTGTCGCCCTGTCGTGATTGGAACTTCATTAGTAGAACTAAGAGCTAACTTCTGACCAGTAAAAACTCCATCAGAATTGGCAGAAAACGGAATCGCTTTTCGTATAACTGGATTCGGAGGAACTTCAATAGTAGGCTTCGAAAATCCCCACACTTGAGCAGCTTGACTTACAATAGAACTCATCCAACCAACTGTGGAAGCCACAGGAAGCAAAAGAGGTATTTGACCCAAAATACTAGCAGTCTTAGAAACTCTCATTGCTATACCTGATATTGAACCAAGCTTTGCTTTCTTAAGCTCCAAAGAACCTGCTGATTGTAAGACTACATTTCCAGTAGTCGTAATATTCTTCATACGCACCCAAACTGCATACTGACACGTTGAATCTCCAGAGCCAGCAACGAGAGGATCATAAGCCATTAAATATAATTTAAAAACTGGTCTGGAATAAACAGACGCATAATTTACAAGGGAATAATTAGAAACTGATATATATGGTACTTCAAAAGTAATACTGGTCTGTGTTGCAAGATCAAAATCATAATAAGAACCGCTAGTAGCAAGAGTTAAGTTACCAACATGTGAATTACACATCTTTGTAACAGAAACACTTGTGCTTGAGCCTCCCATATATACAATACGCATAAAATAACGACCCTGCATAAAACGAGTGGCATTAACTTTAAGCGTAAACTCAAAATCTCCTCTATAAGCTAAAATACCATTTAACTTATTAGCATTTTTCACATGCAACATATATTCTGA